ATCAAGAGCTTATGCTTCGTATTTCATCTGAAGAAGAACGACTTATTCCTGAATCAAATATTGTATGGTTTGGTGAACGAAATTATATACTCAAACATAAAGAAGATTACAATTGGTATATCTTTACTGATGCTGCTACTTCAGAAAATAAAAAAGCAGATTATTCAGTAGTTACTGTATGGGCTGTAAATAATAATGGTGATATTATGCTTATAGATGGTTGGCATGATAGAGTTTTATTTAATAAATTTATAGATAAATTATTTTCATTTGCTGAAATATATAAAACAAATCTAATGGGAGTTGGTGTTGAAAATTCATCAACTCAGAAAGCATTTCTTGATGTAATACAACAAGCACAAATAAGAAGAAATTCATATTTTCATTTATTATCAAATAAAACAGAACCTGGATTATTTCCAATAGGTGATAAGTTTCAAAGATTTCTAGCTGTTCAGCCTAGGTTTGCTGCTCATAAAATATGGTTTCCAAGTGATATAAAAAATGAACCTCTTATGATTGAATTACTTAATGAACTTAAAGGTGTATCAAGAACAAATACTAATCCCAAAAAATTAGGTAAGGCAAGACATGATGATGTTTTAGATACTATTTCTCAAATAGGAATGATTGATATTATAATACCTTCTGTCGGAATTGACGCAAAGCATCAAGTTAAAGAAGATGGTGTTTGGTATAATGATATAGAAGATGAAGAAGAACTTGATTCATACTCAGTATAAAGGATATAAAAATGACAAATGACTTATTGAATAATCTAAAGAGTGATTATACTTCTGCGGAAACACTTAAAAATGAAAATGATAATCTTGTTGAAGCATCACGAAAAATATATAATTCCGATAAGTATGGTAATGAAGAACCAAACAAAAGTCAATATGTTTCATCTATGGTTCGGCAAAATGCAAGTTGGCAAATACCATCAATAGTAGAACCTTTTACGTCAAGTGAATCTATTGTTACTTGTGAACCTGTAACTGCAAGAGATGTAGATGCAGCACAACAAGCAGAAATTTTATTAAATTATCAAGCAACTAGAAATTTTGATTGGTTTAAATTTATATCTGAACTTGCAATAAAAACAGTAATTGAAGGTACTTGTTTTGTTAAGACTTCATGGGAATATGAAGAACGTGAAATCACTGAAACTATTGAACGAGAAATTCCTGTTTCAATGGATCCTGTTATGATACAGGCTATGCAAGAACAAATGCAACAAGCCATGATGCAAGCAGAACAGCAGGGTCAAGACCCAAAAGAAGCACAAGAACAAATGTTATCTCAAATACCAATGCAAATAGTTGAAGAGGAAATTACTCGTGTCAAAACAATTAAAAACAAACCTACTTCTGAAATTTGTGAACTTTGTGATATTCGTATTGATCCTACTTGTCGTGGTGATATCAATAAGGCTCAGTTTATAATTCATGATTTTGAAACAGATATGTCTACTCTCAAAAAAGATGGTAGATATAAAAATCTTGATCAACTTGAAGTGAGTCTCAGTAAAGATGAAAATTATGTTCATAGAGACAATGTAGATAATTCATTTGATTTTGCTGATGAACCCAGACAAAGATTTATAGTTCATGAATATTGGGGTAATTACGATATAGATAAAGATGGTATAGCTGAACCAGTTGTTGTTTGTTGGGTTGGAGATGTAATCATCAGAGAGGATGACAATCCTCTCGATGATGGTACTTTACCTTTTACCAGGGCTTTATATGATAGAAAACCAGGATATATATATGGTACTTCTTTACCTCAATTACTTGAAGATAGACAACGTATAGATTCAGTTCTTCATAGAGGTATTTTTGATGATATGAAGCGTGCAAACAATGGACAACGAGGAGTTAAAAAAGGTTTTACTGATACTAAAAATGAAAAAAGATTTGAGCAGGGTAAAGATTTTGAATACAATACTACTATGGCTGATGTATGGGAAGGTAAATATACAGCTATAAATAATTCGGTATTCCAAGTTGCAACTATGAATCGTGAAGGTGCTGATGCTGAAGTTGGTGTTAAACCATTTGCACATGGGCAGGGAGGTAATGCCTTAGGTTCAACAGCCGCAGCAGTAAATGCTACCACTACGTCTTCTGCTAAGCGTGAAATGCAAATCATACGTGGTATAGCTGAAGATTGTATTATTCCAATGCTTAGAATATGGTTGTCTTATGATGCATTATTTTTAGATGAAGAAGAAGTAGTTAGAATTACAGATTCTGAATTTGTTAAAATAAATAGAGATGACCTTGATGGAAATATAGATATTAAAATGTCAATTTCCACACAGGAGTCCAAAGCAATGAAAGCTGATAGACTTGCTTTTTTAATGCAGACAATGGGTAATAATATGCCACCGGAACAATCTAATATTATTATGGCAGATTTAATGGAAATCAATGATATGCCTCATTTGGCAGATGCTATTAAAAACATGCCACCTCCACAACCTTCACCGGAACAACAACATATTGAACAATTACAGATTCAATTACTTGAAGCACAGGTTCAAAATGAAAGAGCTAAAGCTAGAGAAAATGAAATTGATTATGAACTTAAATCTGCTAAGACTCAGACTGAATTAGCTAAAGGTCGTAATCTCGATGCCAATTCAGATATGACTGATTTAGATTATCTTAGAAAAGATGAGGGCGTTGATCATGCCAATGAAATGGAAAAGAAAAATTATGACAGAGCTGGTGTAGAAAAAGACCGTCAACGTAATAATTTAGCTAAGTTTGAAACAGAGCGTATGAAGGGTGAACAAAAAGCTCGTCAGTCAAATAATAAAAAGGTCTAAAAATGGAAAATACAAAAGATATAAATAAATTTGCAGAAGCTACTTTTCGTAAAAATGTAAGTAAAAATAGTAAATATGGATTAGTTAATCCATATGTTTTAGAACAATACAATAATGCTGTTGGAAAAATGGATAAATATAGTCAAAGTATAGTTGAAGAACTTGAAGAGGAAGCATTAGTAAAAGGTCTTGCTGCATCTCTCGGTTCAAAGGTTGCATTTCCAATTGCTGCAGGAATGGTTGGAAAAGATATGTTTGATGGATTTAATGATGCATCAAAACAATATCCATATAAAACTACAGCATGGCAAAAAACAGCAGGTATGCTTGATGGACTTGCAAATACATTATCAGTAGGATTAGTTCCAAAAGGATATGTTGCTAATTCTATATCTGGTTCAACCAAAGAACAAATGATTGAAGGTATAAGAAGACAAAATCAAATAACAGAAATAGCAAGTTGGAAACAATAAAAAAAAAATATGGTATCATTACGAAATAGATGTGAGGTTATACCTCTAACCCAAAAGTTAAGCGAAAGCATAAAATAACAAAGGAAAATAGATGGAAGATTCAGGATTAGCAGTAGCACAAGAAAAAGTAGATACAAGAAATAGACTTCAAGAATTTATGAAAACTGATTCGTATAAAGAATTTATAGAAGATGGTTTTATGAATGATGAAGTTGTTAGAATTTCAGAAGCTTTAACAGAAGATGCTATGCAAGATGATATTGACCAGAGATTATTACATCAAAAGTTTGTAGCACCTGCTCATTTAAAACAATACTTTTTGACAATTTATCAGTTTGGAAATACAGCCGAACAACAAATTGCAGAAAGACTTGAAGAGCAAATAGAAGAAACGATAGATGAAACAAAAGTATTAGAAGTAGACCCAATTACTGGTGAAGAGTTTCTTGTAGATACGGGAGATAAGTAATGGCAACAGATACTTATGATATGTCAGATGAAGCTTTAGATGCAGTTTTAGAAAATACAGTAACAGATAACAGTGAAGCTGGTTATAGTGAGATTGGTTCAGAAAGTGGCAACAGCGAAGATGCTGATGTAAGCCCATCAGATGATATTGATGCAGGACAATCTGAAGAAGAAGAAGAGGCAACTCATGTCGATGAGTCCTCTGAATCCAATGAAGACCCAGAAGATAGTTTATCGACTGACGAAGATGATGATGATGATGAATATGAAGAATCAGACGAGGATCACGAACCCTCTGATGACAACTCTGAAGATTCAGAAGAAGCAGATTTAGAAGCAGATGAAGAACCAGTCGCATTTCAGTCCTTAAGGGCTGACGGCAAGGAATATCCAATTGAGTCTATGCAAGAGCTATATTCTCTAGCCAGTAAAGGTATCAACGCAGACCGTAAATGGAATGATTCAGCAGAAGGTAGACGACTTGCTTCCACTCTTAAAAAGAATGGATTGACAGGTGACGATATCAATATGCTCGTTGAACTTAAAAAAGGCAACAGAGATGCTATTGCTTCACTATTAAAAGGTGCAGAAATAGACCCAATGGATATTGATGTGGATGCATTGGATGGAAATTACAGACCGCAAAATCATTCAACAGATGATTTTGAAATGCAATTGGATGATGTGATAACAAAAGTTAAAAATCAACCAAGGTATGAAGAGTCTGTAAGTGTAATTATGGATAGTTGGGACAAGCAGAGTAAGGATTCTTTTTATAAAAATCCTCAGATACTTGAGTTACTTAATGTTGATATGCAAGTTGGAGCTGATGGCACTAGCATGTATGACAAGGTTTCTCCTATAGCTGAGAAAATGAAAGCCCTTGAAACGGGTGTAAAAAGGTCTGACCTTGAGTATTACCAAATGGCAGGAGCTAAAGTTTTGGGCATGATGCAACAAAGTTTTGAGTCTAAGCAAGAAGCTGAAGGCAGGAAACAAGCAGGTGCACAAACTAAGCGTAAAGCCATAAGTAAGAAAAAGAAAGCTGCTGCGTCCTCAAGAGGTTCTTCTGGTGGTGGTACACCACAGAAGGATGTCGTAGATATGTCTGACGAGGAACTTGATAAGTTACTCGAAGAGACATCATAAAATAAAAAGGACCTATTGTGGGTATGAATTATGGAAATGGTACTGATACAGCTACCAATGGAGTAAACGTAAGAATTGACGCTTTACGTGAGAAAGCAATTAGAATGGCTAAAAGAGATATTATCTTTGAGCAATTGATGGATAAACAAACAATGCC